CAGGGAAAATGCTCACGCGCATCCCAAAACCTGATAGAAGTGTTTGAGGGGTTTTCCACTGCTACTCTTTAGCAGGCATATAGCGCGAGGCATACATCTCACGCGACATGTGCTGCCCAATTGCAGCTTGGTATTTTGGGTCGTCCTGCAAAACGACATCGTAAACACCACGTAAAAACCAAACGTACTCATCCACTGAGGTAAAGGCTTCCTCGTCAAAGGGGACCTGAGCCAAAACAGAACAATAACGTGAAATTCTCTGCGTGATGTCGAACGAAGATTGGTCACGCAACATCAAAGAACTAATCATCTTGCGAGGGTCAGTTGGCTTCGGCACCCAAACGTCATCCACACGCACAAAGCGCATGGACAGAAAGGCCACATCCGACAACTGAGCAAGCGGGCCCACCTTAACGGTGAAGCCAAGCTCCTTGGAGTACATAACTAAATCTGCAGGGGTATACAAAGCATTTGTTTTAGCAACACCATCATCCCCAACCAGCGCCAGGCGGACATTGGTCTTGAACTGCGCACGAGTAATGCGCATTCTAGCCGCAGTGTACGCATGACACAAGAAGTTAGACATAATGTTGAAAACAATGGTCAACGCATGACCAGATGGGTTACCACCCTCCTTCACAGCTAGCACCCCGCCTGGGCCTAGAATCATGGTATGCACCAAGTCTCTCAGTAACACATCCACAGCTGCACGCTCATCAGCTGTCATAACCACGCAAGACGCCAAGAAGTCGCCCACCGCCTCCATGAGGAACGGCGCAAAATCTGAATCCTGCTTGCTTATGTCTGCCTCAAAGACCAACTCCTTCCCGTCACCCAAAGTACGCCCAAGCCGATCCCACTCACCATCGAATGGGTTGATGCCTAGGTAACTAGAATGCGTGAAGCAAGATTGGATGAGCTTCTGTGTCAGATCACCAAAATACATTTGCATCGCCAAAGTGTGCTCGATCGGCATTGCACAAATTTGTCGGATATCACCGACCGCCAACTTCTCAAGCTTGCGAATCTCCTCCTTCTGCGCGGAAGTCGCCACACACGTGGGGCCCTCATGACCAACCAACG